ATTATTTACTATAATATCACTATCTAAATAAAGTACGTGATCATATTCTTCTAGTTTTTCAACAAATTTATATCTTTCAAAATAAAAGTTATTTAAAGCAAAAGGTTTATAATTTTTAGATTCATATAATTCATTATGGTAATCAAAACCAAATTTATCACAATATCTTTTTACACTTTCAAAAGAATATTCATAATGATTAGAATTATAATTGTCTGGTATAATATAACACTGACACACTAATACTTTAGACATTATTACACCATAATTAAATTGTAATGCTGTTTTATATAGGATTTCATATTTGCTATATAATGTATAAAGTGTATGTTATCAGATAGTATATCACTATTTGTTCTATTTGTAAACCTATAATTATATTTGGAATGTAAATGACTTACTGGAATATTATATATTGATATTAGAAAAGTTAAGAACTTATCATCATTATGAAACCCAGATTCAAACTTACCTATAAATGACTCAAAATCTTCTAGATTTTTCCACCACTTTATGCTGCCTCTTGATTCTAAAAAAGAACCAAGTGAATATACACCATTATCAAAATACTGGTCATTTTTAATATAAGGAAGGTTCGCTATATTATTTGAATCTTTATACCATATTACAACGCCGGTATTTACACCAATAACTGAGTAATCATTTTCACCTAAAAGTTTATTACCAATTGAAGTATTTACTACTATTGACGTTTTATTCTTTTTATACTCCTCAACTACATTAGGTGAATCTGGTTTAATTAAAATGTCACTATCAACAAATAAAACCGCATCATAATCTTTTAGATATTTTATACAACGGAATTGTTCAAATTGCGGTTCTGGTATAAAAAAAGGTTCCCATTCTTCTGACGTTGGGTTATCAAAAATATAATCCCAACCCCACTTTTCTGCATATAGTTTACAGGTATTACTACTTAATTTCCAATATTCACCATAATCATTAATATATTTGTCTTTTGTAGCAAAAGACAATTTACTTTGATTTAAATGAAATTGATAAAGTAATACTTTCATTCAATTTTAAAATCCTTAAATCGTTCACTTACATTACCCTTGTCAAAAGCTGGGGTATCATCAACTAATGTTTGTTCACCCATATTTACATCACATAGTCGCATTTTACTTCTATCAACACCAATGACGAACCGCTTATTCATATTTGGATCGTTATATCTATTTTTAAGTTGTTTGACCATAATCTGACCTTGTTGCTGTAGTTCATCATTGGAAACTAGAGCAAACATTAGGTCCGCCGTTGCGGGTAGTCCAAAAGACTCGGACGTATCCTCAAGCCCAGGATCCGAGTTAGCATAACCAGAACGCGTCGTTTGCGTTGCAGAGACAATCGGTACATTGAATTCAACTGCAAGTCCTCTCATTTCCTCGGCAATGGCTTTAATATATGTATAGGAATTAATTGATCCTCCCATACCTTTCATACGTGATGATGCACAGATATTCAAATAGTCAATAAAGATAATATTTGGGATAAAGTTCTTTTTTAGTTTGAGTTCATTTAGTAGAGCACGGAAGTGTGAGGTATTTGCTTGTCCAGTAGGATATTCTTTAATGATAAGTTTACCATTACCCTTACGACTAATACTTGAGACTCTTTCCTTAAGCATTGATTTGGATAGAGTTTCCAATTGGTCAATAGGTACATCCAAGAGATTGGCATCAATACGTTCGGCAATTCTTTCCTCGGACATTTCCAATGTAATATAAAGTACCGCTCTACCTTGAACTAGGGCATTAGCAGCAACGTGACACATAAAGAGAGATTTACCAACCCCAGTACCAGCAAGAGCAATATTAAGAGTTTTGTTTGGTAGACCTCCCTTCGTAATCTTGTTAAAATAGTCAAGATCAAAAGGAATTCTTTCTTCTTGCTCATGGTAGAAATCGTATCGCTGTTCAACGTTTTCAATATAGTCGTGACCGATGTTGGTGTCAAACGATACCGCCAGGGCCTTTTGAAGAATGTCCGGTAGCGCATTTTTACTCAAGGCCTCGTGTTTACCATCAATGATGGAAATTGATTCCATAATGGCATTATAGACCGCACGGTCCTGACACCACTTTTCTGTAGTATCTATAAGCCACTGGTCATTTACATCTTCTTTAGTGAAGATATTAGGAATGATTTCCATGGCATGACGAAATTGTTCATCATTAAACTTATCACTATTATCTAATTCAATTTTAAATTCCTCAAACCGAGGCAATTTATTATATTTGGCAACATATTTGCCGATCTCTTTATAGAGAAGTCGATACACTCCCTCAAAATAATCAGGCTTCACAAAAGGAAGAACCTTACGCATGTAAGGTTCGTTGGTCAGTAGATTTCTTAGAATGGTTTGCTCGAGATTAATATTCATTCTTATTCTTTATCCATTGGTATTGAATTTTCTAATATACTATATAATACCATACCAGCATATTCTTGTAAACCCTGGTCGTCCTCATTTAGATCAGGGTTTGGTGTTGATACAATATGGAAATTAAATTTCAGATGTTCGCCATCTTCTGCTACCTGTAATTTATCAAAATAGAATACTGTTTCGACAAAGTCACCTTCAAGAATACGAATATCCCATGATTCTTTACCATCTCTATTTACAGGAATATATTGATAGTCTTTATTCTCCATTAAGTTCATTATATAAATCCTCGCACCTTGAAATACCAATAGCTACATCCAAAATATCCAAATCTTCGACAATAGTGCCATTTAATGTTTGAATAATAGTTCTAGATGATCCTCCTATATCACTAATACTCATATTCTGAGTTGCAGATACAATCATATCAATATTAACAAAATATCTATCACCATTAATATCAGTACCGGCTATATACCATAATCCTGCTAAAAGCATACACTCAATCATTCATCAATCTCCTCAACAATGGAATCCATATCAATTAGAGATTGATAACCAATTGAGTATTGTTTCTTTAGGAATTCCTTAAAATCTGTTCCAGTCATAATTGGTTGCCAGAACTCTTCAGTGAGAGTATCTTTTTCTCTGTATTTTTGACCAGTAAGCTCACCTGTTTCTCGGTCAACGTGTTGATACCAACCATTGGAAGGTTTGGCAACATATTGTCCTGCAATTGCAACCTCAAGCAATCCAGACCAACGTTGAACACCACCTTCCCAAGAAACAGAGATAGGAATCTTGGATTTTTCTTTTACATAACGAGATTTCTCTACGTTAATCACAAAGTGATAACCTTTGATTTCAGTGCCCTGTTTATCTTGTTGACGACCAAGGATCCAAATATTATCCGCTGAATAATAGATACCAGTACCACCAGATACAATATCTTTAGGAAACAAACCAATTTCTTTATATGTGTGATTAATTGCAATAAGCGGAATGTTTTTCATAGTCAGATATGGTGTGCACATACGGAAAAGACCTTTCAGAGCCTTTGCACGAGACATATCCGCAACCGATTTTTCATTGATTGCATCCTCAAGTTCTTTTTTGGATGCCAAGTTACCAATAGAATCAATAACAATAATTACATTATCTTTACGATCCAATTGTTCCAATTGACCGATAATATCAAACTTTAGTTCCTCAACATTAGTAACCGGTGTATGAAGCACACGTGCCGTATCAATACCAAATTGTTGGAAATAAGATTGCGGTGAACCGAATTCTGAATCATAAAAAAGCATAACAGCATCAGAATACTTATTCAAATATGCTGCAGCCATAAGAAGGGCAAATGATGTTTTAAAGTGTTTCGATGGACCTGCAAGAACAGTAAGCCCAGATGATAGACCTCCATCAACGGAACCAGATAGAGCCACGTTAATCATAGGCACATCGGTTTGAACCATATCCTTTTCATTAAAGAATTTGGATTCAGATAGAACAGAGGTCTCTTTTACCTTACTATTCTTTTTTAGTTTGTCCATAATACTCATAATTTATCCCTTCAACCAAATTTAATATTTTGTGCAATTTCTCTATCATCAAGTTCATATTGCTGACGATATTGATTATTAATTTTAATCACTTCTTGCAGCATTGTAAACCCTTTAAATTCCTTTGAGAATGCAGCGGTATCTTTTGGGAAACAAGCACCACCAAATCCACGTTTACCATCAAAACCAGGTACTCTCATATGGGAACTACCGATCCTTGGATCTTGTTCCATACCCATAATGATATTGTTGAACCCTGCGCCTAGTTCACTTGCAGCATCGTAGAGCTGATTGAAGAACGTTACCTTGGTTGCAAGGTAGGTATTGATTGCATACTTGATAAATGATGCTTCAACAGGGGCTGTAAAGAAAATATTATCCATATTACACATGGAAAAGAGTTTATAGATTGTTACAGCGGCATTATTTGCTTCTGGAGTCCCACCAAAAATGTGAACATCAGGATGTACAAATTCTGCAAATGCATTTTTCTCTGTAAGGAACTCAGGATTATATACTACTCTATGTTCAAGTTCTTTAAATTTAAGCGTGACCATAAGATTTTTGATAATACTAGGAGTTACAGTTGATTTGATAATAATCAAACATTGAGTATGCTGTGCTAGTTTCAATACTGCATCTTGTACAATTGTAGCATCAACTGCACCATTTGGAAGCATGGGTGTTGGTGCACAGATAAATGCAACGTTAGGTTCCCATTTAATTAAATCATCAATGGTGGTATTATAATTAGGATCTACATAAAACTTTTCTACCAATGGATGTGAAAATCCATAATCAACTGCTTTACCAACAAATCCGTGACCGACAATTCCGAGTTTCATTAATTTACTCCGTAATAAGATTTATACCAGGTAACAAACCTTTCAACACCAGTTGCAATATCGGTAGTTGGTTTATAACCCAATTTCTGTAGTTTAGTTGTATCTGACCAGGTAGCTTGTGTATCAGCAGGATGCATAGGAGCATAATCCTTGATTGCAGTCCGACCTAGATTCTTTTCAATGTGATCAACAAATTCCATAAGTGGAACTTTATCACCATAGCCAATATTATAAATTTCTTTTTCACCAGCATTATTTTGGTCAAGGCAACGATATGTGACAATTTTAATACCTTGGACAATATCATCAACATATGTAAAATCACGAATCATATCGCCGTTATTATATAGAGTGATTGGCTTACCATCCACAATGTTTTTAGTAAATGTGAATAGAGCCATATCTGGTCTACCCCAAGGACCGTAAACCGTAAAGAAACGAAGTCCGATAGCATTTTTGAGAGTACTTGCCATAAACTGACATTCGTTTGTGGATTTGGAATAACCATACGGATTCAATTGGTAGCCGGTTTTTTCATCCTCTTTCCAAGGCAATTGATTACCAGCCATGGTACAAGAAGTTGAAGCATAAACTACGTGTTGAACATTATTTGCGGTACATGCATCAATAAGATTTTGTGTTCCGGTAATATTATTATCAATGTATACTTGTGGATTTTCTAGTGAGTGACGAACACCAGCATAAGCACCAAGATGGATCACAAGATCAGGATGATGTAGTTTCATAAAATCATGAACATCACTCTTATCTTTTAGATCACATTTGGCAATACCAATTCCAATTTCGGCAAGTTTTCTGGCTCTAGCACGTTTAAGTGCTGGATCATAATAATCATTAAAATTATCAAGACCAATCACTTCATGCCCATCTGCATGCAAACTTTGTGCCAAATGAAAAGCGATAAACCCGGCACCGCCGGTAATTGCAATTTTAAACATAATGGATTCCTTGTTGTGATATAGGTATTCTATCACAAATATACATTGTTGTAAATACTTATTTTGTTAGAATTAATGTTGTTTGTGAATCGTGATAATCACCACTTTCATAATAATCACGAACCGTAACTTCTTTACTCATATAACCATTTGGTAGTTTTCTGTAGGTTACAATTTCCCTACGAACAACACCTCTAATATCTGCGTCAAACGCGTTTTTAAAAGGACCTTCAGTCATTTGTTTTCCCCTTCCGCTACTCTTTTCCTTAGATCACTTGAACTGAATCTGTGTGCTCTATTATTAAAATATAATTGAATACCTTTACGTTTACAAACATCTTTGCCGGTAAAATCCTTATCTCTATATTCAGAGCCCATAATTTTTACGTCAATATTAAACATTTCCAAGATGTCAACAACATCTGCTTCTGATTGGTAGCAAATAATTTCATCGACATATTTTACACCTGATAGTTGAACATAGCGCTCAACCAATGTTTGTACGGGTTTATTTTTCTCTGGTCTATCAAGTGATGGATCTACTTGGAGACCGCAAATTAGATAATCACAAACGGTTTTTGCTTCACGAAGCATTGCCACATGACCAGCGTGAAGTAAATCAAAAGTTGAAAATGTAATACCAATTTTCATTGCACATATTTCCTTAGAATAGACCAAGTTTCTTGCCAATTTTTAATATGATGGATATCACCACCAGAATTTATAGTTTCCAAAGCAAGGGTGTAATCGTTGCCATCTGGATTCATTTTATCACCAAAAAAAATTACTTTATCATGCGGGCTGAAATCTTGAATAATTTGTGATTTATCAAAACCTTTCATAACAATATCAATTCCGGTTTCCCCAGCAACTTTAATATCATATATTTTATCATATATTTTAGTTAATGTAAATACAATTTTTTCTCTTTCATTTTTATGCTCGTCCCACTGCTTGTACATAGCTCTATCTTCCAGTGTTGCCCCTCGGCCGAGAATACTAAAATTGCAAAGTCCAGGTCGTATTTCTATATGATTACCTGTTTTCTTATAAAATTTACTATCCTTTAAAATTCTTTTTAAATCTTTTAAAAGATGTTCTTCCATATTGAATGAGTTTGTATAAAGATTATTATCTTTTTCCCAAACATCATTACCGGAACATTGATAAACCTTCTGACATAAATTATATAGAGAGGTACCAATTTGCTCAAGCGTTTTTATTTTATCACTACCAGTAACTAAATAAACTGGATTTTTACTAGCAAAATCCAGCATCCAATTTTTAAAATCCGGATCTATGATACCTCTTGATGGTGTTAAAGTTCCATCTATATCAAAAATATAACGATTCATTTTTAATATTAATCCTATACATTTCTATATGCATACTCCAATGCGTTTTCAGCCTCAACATCCAAGGCTCGGTTTTCATATTTACGTGATGTATCCATATCCAATTGCCGAATTAAGGTCACTATTTGTTGGGATGTAATAGGATAATTCTCTTTAATTGCATTCATTGCAATGGACACCATAATCTTATATAGCATACCATAACGACCGGTGCCATCAATGGTAGCAATTGAATTCCAGTCTCTAATAATCTTTTTGTTTATAAATGGGCAATCCTGATAACCATTCCAATAGATACTGGTATTTTCCATTGCCGATTTACGATGTTCAATAATCTGTCTGCGCCATTCGTCTGGTAATCTATCAAGAAAGTTTTTGGTAGATTTATCTTCGTAGGGATACTTATCTAAAAGATCATCGACAGCAATAGGCCGGCCAGTATTAGTGAAGAAAAAATTGTAAGCATCAGCATATTTCGCAGGGATGTAATACATTCTTGAAAGGTCTTTAGTTTGTCTATCTCCGATTGAATCAAGTGCTGTGTTAAGTGCATACCAGAAATGTTTAATCTCCGATCCCTTAACATCTCTCTCAAGTCGGAAAACAAGTCGGAACTTTGGATGTACTTCATTACTGCTAGCTGTTGAATAACAAATGTAATCCCAATCACCAAACCTAGAACAAAGTTCATTTTTTAAATCCCCATGAAAAACATGATTATCAACATCAATAGCAGCCCAACCTGCCCAAGCAATAACATTTTTGTTTGCCCGTGTGGTTCCAATCTGATAAGTAGCCGGAGAAATAAGTTCCGCATCCTTTTTACCTTTCAATGGTCTCTGTGATAGTTTATACAGAAAATTAGTAAATTGATCCCAAGAATCAATATCAAGACGACGATGCGTCTTGTTATCATACATGTTTTTAAAGATCGTTATACTATACATAATATAAAATTCAATCCGAATTATTCTTCGGTTTCATCCACCCAGAATAGTAGACTATTTGCATTACGATCAATGGCTGGATACCAAATTGATTTCTTACGTTTCCGAGGTGGTATAATATTAAGTTGATCCACCAATTTGGCAAAAGCCTCAAGATCCTCTTTAGTGCGGAATCGAACCGTAACCTCTTCAAATGCCTCTTTATCCTCTTGGACAAACTCAGGCATATCATCCCAATCATACGGCGTGGTATTATCTTCATCATCCAAAATCAAAAATAGATTTTGGGATACTTTATCAACGTTATTCGCTCCCATTTTTTCCTCTTACATTATTAAAGAAAATTTTAGAATATTGTTCCTCGGTAATTTTATTAAGTTTCATACCATATTCATTATTACCTTTACGGATATTTAGACCCTCTTTTTTGATGGGCTTTTGAATAAATTTAGTATAATCAACCTGGTGGTGCCAACGTCCCCACTTTTGTGTAACCTTTACAATATCTGGGTGTTGTGCCGCAAGTGAATCGGCAAATTCCCTACGATTATCAAAGTTATCCTTATTACCAACGTTATACACTTCCTCAGTATTACCACCTTTCATTGAGTGTGTAGCGGCTTTACCACAAAGTGCGAAGTTGAAAAGGAATGTACACCAGTCATCTTTTAGAATACGAATACTGAGATCGGTATCCTCATTATACTTACCACGCCAACGATGTGAAATATCATTAGAGTTTAAAATACAACTGTAGATACGAGTATTTAGATAGTATGGTGGTCTTTTAATATCCGAAGGGCAGAAGAATGCATAGTTCATACCAGATTGTTTTACATTGGTATAACGATCAGTAAAATCCTCAACGGCACGAATAACGGCACCTGTAGTCACTGGACGTTTTTTATTTCTATTTAAACGATAGAAATATCTCATATTATCATCCATAATCCAGTGACGTGCATGCCCTTCCTTGATTGAGTGTTCCCAAACAAAGTTTCGTGCAGGGATAGAACCACCCACACGTCCTTCGGTATCTGGATGTGCATACAATGGGTTTTCTCTAAACCCAGGTGGAAGTGTTAGGATTTTCTTAGGATCAATGACCGCTGCATATGCATCATATTCGGATTCCTCAATAACAATCCGATATGGAACATTGATTTCCTCAAGTGTTTTTGAGGTCAGACGAGAGTCCGCCCGACCTTTTGAAATGATATAAATTGGATATTTTGGTTGTGTATCCATGGTAACCTCACATTGAATAGATCCATTATAATATTATTTAGCAAAAATGTAAACTACAAATCTGCTTCTTTTACAAAAATTCCATCAATCATTCTACCCTTGCGGTCCTTGATATCATCATAGGCAACCTGTAGACATTCTTCCATGGATAGGTTATTGCGGGTCATAATATTAATAAGAACAACCATCATATCACCAATATCGTCACGGATATCCTTACCCTTGCAGATGCTATCAGATAGTTCACCTGCCTCTTGGATCAATTTCATATATTGGTCCTTATCAGTGCTGCCATCAATAAGATTACGATCACGGTGCCATTGGGCAATTTTTTCAACGAGTTCCATAGTTTCTCCTATACAAAGAATGAGTCAAGGCTTGCCGATGGTTCTACTTCCCATCCGATGGCATCCAGAATAAGTTTCAGTGGTTCAATAAATGTTTTTTCAAACTGAGTATCATAATCAACATATTTTTCAAGCTTAAATTCCGCAGGTAGATAATCAGGAAAGGCGATAATATTTTCCTTGATTGGGTTGGGCATTTTAAGATAGCAGAATTTGATTTTTTCGCCGTTTTGGATTGGCATAATTTTTTTATCCAATCCTCTTTGTTTCAGCTCGTTATTATATAGGAGACTACCCCGGACGTGAATTGGTGTGCCTTTTTTGTAAATTGTCTTTCGGTCAAACCAATCACTCACATTGGATACACCACGGGGAAATGCAACCATATGTGGAGGATATTGTTTAAATTCATTTTTAAATTCAAGGATAAACTTTTGTGTTTCAGCCTCAGATCCATTTACAATAATTTTAAAGGCATCTTTAAATTTGTCTCGGACGATTTGTGGTGTGGATGATTTAATCGCCTCAATGCCCATAATCTTAAGTTTAGGTTCGGCATATTGCACACCCTCATTGTTATGAACATTAAGGATATATCTCTTTTTGGCAGTCCAGATACCACGGTCAGCAATGGATTCACGTTTCATAACCATCCGGTTTTTATATGCATTTGTCTTTTCAAACAAATCGGCATAGGCATCCAATAGAACTTTTTCAAGATGTTCGGAACAAATCTTATCCAATGCAGCAACTGGATTTTTGGGTTTGAGTTTTTCAACTAACGGACCTAGATTAAGATATAGCGAATCCGTATCAATGGCAATAACATAATCAAAATCATTTGTTTTAAGAATTTTATTTAATTCATTATTGATTGCTCTTTCCGCCCAACGGATTGCCAATTGACCTGAAAGTGTAATACCTTTTGCCAAACGAATGTCAAAGTATCGGAAGTGCTGATTACCAAGAGCACCATACAAAGAGTTCAAAAGAATTTTAATTGCCATTTGGCGATTTTCAAGTTGATTGATTTTACGTTCTAATTCAACTGATTTATTTTTTTCATACTCTTGTTTTGCCGACAACATGGCATTTTTAATTGTTGTCCGCTCGGCATAATACGATTCAATGATTAAGGGCAGAATACCTTGGAAATCCTTACGATATGTAGATCCATTTGCGGCTACAGCAAATTCACTTTCAACCTTTTTATTTAGCATGAGATAATAATCAACATTATCTGGCTCTGTTTGACCCACCAATGTTTCAGGCGACATGTTGTATTGAACAATAAGATTTGGATAAAGTGAATTAAGGTCAAATGATACAACCCACTCGTGTTTACCCACCTGCGGATCTTTTACATAACCACCTGGGTAATCACTTTTTGATGTGTGTATATTAGGCGGAAGTGCAATTTTCTTTTTATTCAACTCACGGTAAATAATTGAATCCCAAATGGCAGTTGTACCAAATGTGGTTTCCAGGTTCACACCAGCCTTATATGCCATGGTCAAAGCAAGGCTGATAAGTCCCATCTTTTCCTCTAGACGATTCACAAGTTGAACGTCCTTGATGTTATAATCAATAAATTTTTGGTGGTTGGTTTGATACAGTGTGTATAGGTTACCAACCTCTTCGTACGAGAGCTTACGGTCGCCTAGCACCACATTAGCCACGTGGTCGAGCTTATATGATTCAAGAGTACCATACGAATAACCAAACTTTTTGAATAGTTCTAGATAATCAGCCTGTTGAATGCCTACAATATCATACCCATAGTTTGTTTTATTCTGAACGGTAATATTGTTTTCATTTACTCTATTCCAAGGCGAGAGTCTTTTGGCCGCTTCCTCCGATCCAATTTTACGAATACGATTTACAATATATGGAACGTCAAAAAATCTACAATTCCAACCGGTAATAATATCAGGACGATTATCGCACCAATATTTGTGAAACCTGGCAAGCAACTCTTCTTCAGTAGCACATTTATGATACTGGATTAGATCACCATACATTTCAACTTCACATTTGGTGTAGTCATAATCACCGAGACCCCAAACGTGATAAATGGATGATTTGCTGGATTTTAATGCAATTGAAATAATAGGTTGTGAAGCTTCCTCGGGTCGTGGAAAACCATCATCTGATGCAACCTCAATGTCAAAATTGACAATATTAATATCGTTAATGTCCCAAGGAATTTCATTGGGAAAGCGCTCTGTAATAAATTGTTGAACAAAATTTGTATTACCATATACCTTGAACCCTTCGACTTCCTCGTACCGATTAATGAAATCGGTTGCTTCACGCATGGATTCAAATTGGATTGGTTCAACCGGTGTGTTATCAAGTGCAATCCACTCGGTTGGTTTATTTGCTTTTACAAAAAGTGTTGGTTTAAAGTGAACTTTATTTTCAATGCGGTATCCACTTTCATTATATCCGCAATACAAAATCTGACTACCGTAACGATTTACAGATGTAAAAAATTTCATATGTCCTACCTATGATACATAAACCTATCTCGTGTATATTATATAATACAAACGAGTCAATGTAAATAAAAAAGGCGGCCGAAGCCGCCTAATTTTATTCCTTGGTAGAGACGAAGGTGTACATCTCTTTGGCTTTTGCCATTAGGTCATCCATCGAATACATCTGGACGGCTTTCTGGTATTCTTCAACTTGAAGCTTGCCCTGCTCCATCATCTTGGTGGCTGCTTCAATATTAAGAGCAGTAACTTGGTCAAGATACTCTTTTGCAAGAGTAATCATTTCTGCACGGATTTCAAAAGGATTCTTTGCCATTATTTACATACTCCACGGAAAGGCTTCATAGCACCTTTCATTTCAACTGACATTTTTTCTACTGATTCATCCATGCTCTTCAGTTGTTTACTGAAAAAATTGAATGTATACTGATTGAGTGCATTTGAATATGACTTCCAGCCTTCAGTCTTAAGATCAATAAAAGCATCCATCATCTTTACGTTGTGTTCAATGAGTTGGTTAAAGTTGTAAACCATTTCTTTTTTCTCCTGTGTGTTTGAGAGATCTTCTCCGTAGTACGGAACGTGTGCCATTTTTACTCTCCTGTGTGTTTATATTTTAGAAGTATTCTTTCAATACCTCTATGTGATCATGATATTTAGCCATTTCTTCAAGTTCTTTTTCAATAGCTTCCATAATATCTGGGTGTTCACCTACGCCAACTGGATTAGCAAGATAAACCTCCACATTCATGCGATGTTTATTAATATGTGCCATGGCATGATCGTGAATAACTTCAAGCATATTAGATCTAGATAGTTGCATAATGTATCCTTTCACTTTGATAAAGTGAGGGGCTGACCGTTGGCCCCTCTCGGATCTATTAAGCGATCAACCTTTTGTTTTGTTCGCAGAATCTAGTTTACGTTCTAGAATCATATGGAACAAATCAATCTCACTGTAACTAGCAAAATCTCTATTTTGTTTTAGATATCTTGCCAATTCATAAGCTGCTTGTTTTTCTCTTGCTTCTACATAAGCATTAAAGAGAATAACAAAGAAATTACCCAACCGTACTAGAAGACCCGCCAGTGCCGATCCAAGGGGTTTCAGTGAGTAGTTGTTTAGTGTCTGTACTAATTGTGTCATTTGATAATCCCTCGTAATGATCGATT